ATAGTCTTGAGACAGGGAATCCACTATCTGGGTGTTGCTGCGGGTCACCCATTCGCCGCTTTCGGCTTGTGCCTTGAAGAAAAGCCTTTGACGGCAGATAATAGCAATCATCTTCCGCACGTCGGAGCGAGCGACGGGGACGTGCATATCAATCAGTTCGCCGTTCTCGCCACCATACCCGAGGCTTGAATCGGTCGAGTCAAGGGAAACCACGGCATTATAGTACATGCGGAGGTTTCTCGACCAGACACCGGATAGTGTAGACTGCCCCGCATCCGCATTCAGGCTGAACATGGATAGGAAGCTTCCAATCTTGGAAACGACCGAATCGGTGTCTTTCTCTGCTGCCCAATAACCGTTATTCATCGTGCTGGCCTCTTAGATTTTGTATCGACTTCAAATGCCATTTGTTGAATGAACATACCTTCACAGGCCACGTTATGCACGATCTCGGCTTGCAAAAAGGTCGTCTTCTGTTGGGTCCTTGGCACCTCGGTTTGTATGATTTGCGAAGGCTTCGTCAAGTATTCAAGATTCTGGGCTGTAGCCTGACCCCATGGGAATCGGCCCCACTGTTCTTGACCCCATCCCCGCCGTTCGTCCCGCTTCGTCCAATCGACATCGATACCGTACTCGAACCAGTCACTGCGAAAGCTAAGGTTTGCGGTTGAGAGTGAGTCATAGCGCGTGTTGACAACGAACTTCGTAAACTGCTTCACATAGCTCGAATCCCCTCCATCGATGGGGGATGTCCTGATGATAGATTCGATGGGGGTGTACAGAGTCACAGCATCGGACACGGCACCCGAGAACGGGATGTTCAGTGTCACGTCAGCTCCTGAGACTGCGGTGATTCGGTATATCTTGGTGACGGTCCCGTTATACCATGTGAGCGCACTGCCCACGGGACCACTGAAAGCCCCACTAAGGGTCACGGTCAACCCGTCTCCTGATATCGCTGAGACTGTGAAAGCAAAATCCGCATCGGTAAAGTCTGTTAGGAGTGAGTCCTTGCGTTCGATGAATATCTTTGTCCCATCAGTGATGACTCTGTTATTCTGGAATGTCTTCGTCAAGGTGAAGTTGTTATCAATAACGAAGCCCCAGGTAAAGACTTTCGATATCGTGGACCAGGATTCTGTCAGAGTATTGTAGCTGTATACGGTTTTCGTTGCGTCCACTGGAGAGGTCGCCGTTGCGATATAGAGTTGTCTATCGTCTTCAAGCCCGTACATAACGGTGTCTTGTGTCGAGTCTTCATCCGAAACCTTGATAAGAGGTTCTATCTGATTCCTGGATACAAGCTTCATAGACGTGTCTGATATACCGACGATACCTTGGTTTGTTTTTGCGAACACTCTGTTCCCGAGCCTTGCAACACCAGTTGCAGATATGCCCTTAACAGTGGTGTCAATCTCGCGTACTGAGAGAGAGCCTGAACCTGGTTCCCCATAGACAGCGAAAATACCGTCGCGTTTTACAACTATCAGGCTGTCCCTGGTTCTTCGTATGTTTAACAAGTCTTCATCTTCAGAACCGATATCAACAAAGAACGGTACGGATTCAGGCTGGTTCGGCTTAGACCAGTGAAGTCTATTCCTTACGGACTCTTGAGTCGATACAACTTCTGTTGCAGCGAACGACGTTCCCACAACCGGTTCAAAAGAGTTCCCGAGGTCCGAGTTATTCACGAACACTTTGAACCCACGGTTAGGGACTCTCGAAATGATTGTCAAACCACCGGGGAATTCTATCGTGCTGTCACTTGGGTAAGCAAGGAAGTTGCTAGATGACAGTGTGATAGTAGCTGCTAGCCTACCGATTCGCTGCTTGATAGTTGGACCGTCTCCAGTTGTTTGAAGGAACTGGAATGTAAAGTTCTCGGGTGTCCCTGAATCTGTAAACTGTATGCTTAGAGTTCTATTTGTCGTAAGAGAACCACCGATATGAGTCAATTCGACTGTGTGCCTTTGGTATGTGTTGCCATAGAACATGTGCCCCTTCCAGGATTCGATGCAGTTCGCCCCTGGAGGTCTTACGTTTGGAAGTCGGCTTCTATCCCCATCGGATGGATTTGTGTAAAGAGGTAGTCCCTTCTGGAAGATACCATCTGAGAAGTTTGTGGATATCGTCCATCCAGGAGATCCAGAACCAGTTATTTCTATCTCTTTAGCAAGGTAGTAATCACCATCTGGAATGGCAATCGGGTTCGAGCTGAGAGGGACTTCGGTCCTGGAATAATAGATATCGATGAAGTCACCGGCTTGAGCACTTGATGGGACTTCGATTTCAATCGACGAGAACCTATCAAGTCCGAAGTCCACATATCCGATACTTTCATCCGAAGGATAACTCACAATACCGGCGACTGAAGTATCAATCTGTTCTTTTGTTGCTGGTGGTCTCGGCAATACGACCTTGAAAGCGACTTCTTCATAGACCACTGAACCTAATAGAGTGAGACTAGTCGCAACGCATGTAAACTCGTATCTTCCATTGATTTCTGGACTAGGAACACTTTCTATCAGACTACCGGAAGTAGCATCGAAAACATCTGAGGTAGCGTTTGTTAATATGCCAGTGTAAACGCCATTAACAACAAATCGTGTTGCAACACTGTTTTCATAGACGAGATAAACATAGATTTCATTCGCTGTAAGAGCCCCGAATCCACCGCCGCCTACGTTTGTTTCCCATCTGGCCCTTGTCATATTGTTGTTATAGGCAAACACTGGACTGCTCGGAGGACTCTCGATTGTCTGACCGTTTGGTAGTTCTCTTCTTAGCACTGCCTTGAAGCTAATTGCACTGTCGGCTAGGCAATCGGAGTTAACTGGAGGCGTGGCGTTTTTTCTTGCTACTGTGAGGGTGAAATCATTTGCATAGAATATCTGCGTATCTCTAACTCCAGCAGCGCCTAATATTCTATAGGATACTGTTCCCTGTCCGGTGAAAAAGTTGTCTTCTGTCGCAGTTATAGTCGTCGTGATATCAATCGTCGGTGCATCTAATCCTGGTAAATCCGAGTCGTTAGAAGCGTCGTCCCGCATGACCCTAATACCTTCTGGAGTGCAGAAGAACGCTTGTTCTTTCATAATCTCCGAAAACGGTGCGGCGAAAAATGCAAACGGTGCTGGTCTGAGTGTCCCATCCTGTTCGAACGGGACTAAAGAACTCGTCTTGACGCCCTGGACGTTGCCGAACTTGTCTATCCGTATGATTTGACTATTCAGGATGACCACGATGTAATCACCGAACTCGAAGCATCCATAGATAGTTTCAGACGGGTCATAGAGTTCGTTGAAACCACGTTCCTTGATGTACAACCCGTCCCGCTGATGAAGGACGTTCACAAGCCTCTCAGTAGCTCCATCTGGAACCATAAGTGAGTTCGATTGTAGTGCTAGACCGTAGGTTTTCTTTGTCCTGATTCTAGTCATAGGTATCGCAGTCTCCGAACACTAGCCGACCGTAATAGGGACGTATCATTATGCACGGTTGTTCGCGCCCCTTCCACTCTGTCGGCGAGGGCCTGTTGCAAATACAGAATCGAGTTTTGCAATTCTTGCTGTTCTGCCTTCATACCATCGAAATCACCCCGTAGCCGGTAGATGCGGGTTGACACCGCATGAATCAGGCAGGCCACGGCTTCATCTGGCATGTTCGGGATGGGGGTTTCCCCTGCGAGTGTGATGTAGTCTCCAGTGGTCAGGGTTTTGGGCAATTCGCTTGCAATAAACGTGTAGGTCGTTCCCACCACTGAAGAGGGTGTCAGGCCACACGCAAGGACGGCATTCCCATAGCCGAGCTGCTGGATGAAGTCGTATTCAACTGTAGAGCCAAATCCTGAGGGATTACCTGCGACAACCACCACTCCGGTATCGAAATCCACTGATGACACGGTTGTGGTCGCAGTCGAGAGAACGAGTTTACCAGGGGATACTTCCAGAACGAGTTCGAGGGTAGCTGCCTGCGACATGGGCTGCGTGAACACGATGGAGTCGGCTTCGAAGTAGAACTTACGAGGAATACCGCTGTTCGTGGTTTCCTCGTTCGTGGCTTGCTCCCTGGTAATCTGGGTAAGCAGGTGTCTCTCAGTATCCACTGTTAGATAGAGTTCACGAAGCCCGCGACCTGAAGCACGCTTTGGAAGTCTGACATGCTTCTGGTTTGCTGCGACTGCAACCGCAGTGGAGATAACGAAGAACTCTTTCTGAAGGTCGGATATGATGGGACGAATCCGTTTGATGGATTCCTGGTTACAGATATTGATGATGGTGCTTTGACTGAATCGACCTTGTGCAAATTCAGTCGAAGTGTTCTCCTTAATTTGTTCCACTAGGTCTTCAGTCGTGTACATTACTTAGCCTTTTCTTTAAGCTTCTTACTCACCACCACTTTGATTTTCGGCTTCTTCACTTCATCGAAGAGTTCATCATCTTCGTATAGAGGGTCTTCATCTTCGAGAAGTTCTTCCATGTACTTAATAAGCTTATCTGCAATTTTCTTTTTCTTGTCATCCATCATGTCTTATCTCCTTTTAAATAAAATCATCTTCTGCCACTGGAATTAGTTCTTTGATATTGTCAAAAGGCTCGGTCTCATAGCTTACATTGAGTTTGCCCCCGAAAAGCCCGTCTGGAATTTCTGTCAAGATGTCTTCCATCAGAAACCAACGCCCGTCAGTCAGTTGCACCGGGGCGAGGCGATGCTGGCCCGATTGATAGGCGATCAATGTCTGTGCGTCGGCGTCAGTAAAGATCAGTGCGTTCATGGGATAGCTCCGTCGATGGCTGTTATCAGTGCAGACACGCGAGCGTCCAGCAGGGCAAGGTCTAGGGCTTCGCCGATGGAGTAGAAGGCGATGCGGGCGTCGGCAAGCAGACTTGTGCCTGATTGCCTTGCAAATACGGTAGTGTTTTGAGGATTAGCAAAATTAGACACGATATTAATAATTACAGTATTTCCACTAGTTCTTGCATCAAAGTTACTGGCATTGCCGCGAGAGATACCTATAAATCCTATAGAGTTTATAGAACCTGTAGACCCGCCAATAGAGTTGCGACTGCGAACGTCTATAGCGTTTAGAGCAGTATTCCTGTAAATCCCGGTGTCGCCGCCGAGTCCGATGTAGGCATTTGTAGCAGTAGATGCGGTGTCGACATAAACGGACATGTGCTGGTTGTTTAATGCTTCTGCATTGCCAGCTCTGTTGCTATCCAGATACTTCGTGCTCCCATCTCCCACCAGACCCGTCTTGCGATTATAGTCGCCAGAGACAAAGTTGAAGTTTGTTGGGGCAGTTCCCACCAGTGGTTGTATCGCGCCATTAAGATTGTTCCATCCCGCCATAATGCAAGATGCTTTAATGGCGCTCCACGTTCCATCCGCTTTGCTGCCCGTAATGAAAGCGTCAATGGCGTCAACGAGGTCTTTTACTTGGCTCATGCTAAGGAACCTCCTGCTGCATAACCACGATTGACATAATTAAGCGTGTCAATATCATAACTACTTGCATTCAATCCCGTATTGATAGCAAATTGCATTTCAGCCATTAATCTTGTCACACGGGTATCAAGTAGGGCGAGGTCGAGGGATTCGCCGATGGAGTAGAAGCTAAAACGTGAAGCAGTTGGCGCGACAGCACCCCTAAACACTTCAATAGTTTCGCTGGCAGGAGAATTGCTTGTTTGGTTATGAGTTCTAGTTGTTAAAGAGATTCGACTTGTCACGGTTGCCCCGTCGGCACGGCTTTTGCCTAGAAATCCATTTGCCATCAAAGCGCCAGTATCAAAGTTGCTTGCATTTCTGGAGCGAAATCCAAAATTTGAACCGGACAAGCCAACAGTCGATGATCCGGCATTGCTGCCAGACCCCATGTAGCGAGAAATGTCGGAAAGCGCTTCGCTAGCGAACACGCATAAGTGCTGACTATCCCGCGGATCAGCGTTGTTGTTCCTATTGCTATCCAAATACTTCGTGCTCCCATCCCCCTTTAACCCCGTCTTGCGGTTGTAGTCGCCAGATACAAAGTTGAAGTTGGTCGGAGCTGCACCAGTGAGCGGAACCAGAGCACCGCCGAGTGTGCGAGCACCCGCAAGGATGCAACTCGCCTTAATGGCATTCCAGATACCATCGGCCTTGCAGCCCACTACAAAGTCATTGATAGCCGTAACCACGCCAGACTCTAGCGCCTGCCCATCTGCTGCCTCAACTGCGGCAATGTAGGATTTTGCGTCTGGGTCGCCAAAAGAGTACCCGTTTGCAAATGGGAAGTGATTACCCCGCAGCATTTTCATCATTGCGCTAACCTTCCCATCTCCAATACAGAGTCACCTGAGAATTAGAGTCGTCTAGTCTTTTGAAAGATATCTCATTCGTGCTTGAAATACCAAAGAACGTATAAAATGCGCCCGTAGGTACGACAAAAATATCACCGGAACCGTCTTGTCTGACAGCGATTGATACTCCCGTTTGATTGCTCACTGTAACCTGATTACAAACATTGTGAGCGAGGGTCACGTATGTCGCACCTGATGCGCTAGTTTGTACGGCGAGGTGTCCGGCCCTAACCATAACTGGTCTGATAATTGCGGGTTGTGTTGCCATTATTTCTTTTTACTCCCTTTCTTTTTGTCGGCTTTGACGAACTCTTTAGCGACCTTCTGAGGTACACCCACCTTTTTAGCAAACTCTTTGTTATGAGCAGCAGCCTGCATTAACTTCTTCTGTTTTGGCGTCTTACTTGGCATTGATTCTCCTTTTCTATTCCCACCGTCAACTAGCCGCCTCTAGGGTCTCTTCTTATTTTCTTCTTGTCGTCTACGGTTTTCGTTGCTGCTGCTATGCGGTTTTCGGCAATGGTTAGCAAACTGTCGTCTTTGTCTTCTGTATCGGCTGGGTCAATTGCCTTTGTGATGGTCCTCTCAAAGATGACGACACCATCATCAAATATTGTCCTTTTCTGTCTAACCTTGATCGTTCCATCTGCCATGACTGTGATGTCTTCAGTGGTTGTTTGTTCGGTAAGCATATTAGATGACCTCATATTGAAATATAACATATCCTTCGACCGCATTTGTTGTAAACGCCTGATAATAAATATCTATCTCATCGTCTGACGTGCGAGAAATAACAAGACCGGACGACGTTCCAATCGGAGCGGAAGCCCTCCATATTGTCACAGTTCCGTGCGCATCACTTAGACTCCCGAATGAAGTAGCGATGGGTAGAGTGACCTTAAATCTTGTTACTGTCGGAGCTGCTGCGGTCGCAATTTGACCACTGAATGCAAAGCTAACTGTTACAACATTTCCGACCCTAGAATATCGCCCCTCTGCTACTGTCCCAATCGTGTTAATGTTGGTTACTGCTGTCATGGCCGGCGTATACGTCCCACTCGTAATATTCCCTGCGCCGATGTTGTGGATTTGCCCCAGCGTGACGGCGCCGGCATCCGTAGCACTGAGTATCGCATTCCCGCTTGTGTTATCGACGGCCCAGCCGCTTGATCCGCCTCGCTGTCTCAATACGTTTGAATTTGTCCATAGCGTATTATTCGCAGCAGCACCGCCGCTGATTGCTAAGCCTGCACTGAACGTCTTAAGAGCGCTGAAAGTCTGCGCCCCTTGGAGCATGGCAAAGGTGCCGGTAGTCCCAACGGCCGGCACTGTGTAGGTCCGAGCGGCTGCCGATGTGCCACTGTTGAGGGTGAGTCGGTTGACGCCCGATGATAAAGCAATCTGGTTTGATGCTGCTGAGACGCTGAGAGCGTCGCTAAAGGTCTTAGCACCTGCAAACGTTTGGTTGCCTGCGTCAACAACACCCCTAGAAGATGGTCCAGCGTTAGGAAGGTTGAAGGTGTGAACGTTGCCACTCGATGAAATGGCGAAGTCACTACCTAAAGTTCCGGCGACAAATGTCTGTGATGCACCGGTCTGAGAGTTGAGAGAAGTGATAGCTGCCGATAGCTTGGAGTTAAGCTGCGTCTGGATAGAGCTCGTGACTCCAGAAACGTAGCCAAGCTCGGTTGCTGTGACAGTTGATGCGCTCAGGTGTCCAGCGCCATTTGTTTCAACCGCACGGTTAGATGTCAAACTGTTTAGCTTGGACAGCGCAATGTTAGCCCCTGAGCTGATATCAGAGTTGACGATAGAGTTGCCAAGATCAAGTTTCGAATAGGAAATAGCAGCTGATGCGTCGATGTATGCGTTCGTGATAGCGCCGAAGCTTGGGCCAGTACCATCGGTGAGAAGAACCTGGTTTGCCGAACCGACTCCGAGGTCTTTAAGGGCTTTACCTGTTGTCGAAGCAAACTGCACAATCCCATTCGTCACGGAGCTAGACGGCCCCACCACGTCACCGGAACCGGCTGCGAGGGTTGCGAACTCAAGAGCTGTACCGCCTGAATCCACACGAAGCACCTGGAGAGCGGAACCAAGAGCGTTCAATCCCGTACCGCCTTGGGACACGGGGAGCGTTGCCACGCTAGACAGGGCACCGGCCCCATCGTTTACGACCACATGGTTAGCGGAACCGGATGCAATCTTGGTTCGTGCGATATCCGCGGAAGCGTCGATATCCGCGTTCACGATAGAACCCGTCAAAGCAAGCTTCGAGTAAGCAATAGCGGCAGAAGCATTAATATCCGCATTCACGATGGAACCAGTCAAAGCAAGCTTGCTATAGGCAATAGCAGCAGAAGCATTGATATCGGCATTCACAAGCTGTCCAGTGAGGTCTAGCTTGCTATAGGCAATAGCTGCTGCCCCATCGACGTTAGCATTCACTATCTTGGCGAATGAAGGGGTCGTCCCATTGGTCACAAGGACATCATCGGCTGTACCGACTCCGAGGTCACTTGCAAACTTGCCGTCGGTCCCAGTAAATGCCATGAGTCCGTTTGCGGTTGTCGATGCTGGGGCTGTGACAGCATTCGGAAGTGCATCCCCCACCCGGTACCAGTTGCCCCCACTGAACGCCAGGATAACGACTTCGTTATTCCGGTCGAGGACTAGGGAGGTCCCCCCTAGAATCGTGTTCGCACCATTCCGGTTAATGGTGATGTTATTGGTAGCGGCTGCCCCTGACACGTCGGCAATCACGAAGACTTGGCCGGTAGCTCCTGCCGGAAGATTGACGGTTGCTGCCCCGGCATAGTTAATCAGAACCGCATAGTCGGTAGTAGCTACCGCCGTGGTTGCTGAAGTTGAGACACGGATATTCGAAACCTTTGGCCCACCACTGACAGTGGCATTCTGGAGAGCTACCAGGTAATTGGACAGGCTTTCCCAATCCTCTTCGTTCACTGCTGGAACTGAATAAGAGACACCGTTAAAGGTAACAACCGTGGCCATGCTTCACTCCAATAAAAAAACCCTGCTATGCAGGGTAATATACACCAAATCTAACCAGGTATCGACTTAGGTATTTGATTCCCAGTTGAACCCTGTCCAGTAGATTTGGTATCCAGGTACACGGCACGCCACGAACTGGTCGGAGCGGCTTGTGTACTTGTAACCGGTCTGGTTATCGAGGAGCTTGATAAGCTGTCCATCGGCACCGGGCACCTTGAAGGACATCTCAGACGAACCGCCTCGGTACCAGTGTCGGTTAGGCACGTTTTCGGATGCGCCTGCTGCATTCATCGGCTTGCAGAGGCCGATAGCCTCGCCTTCCTTGATGATGGAGCAAGGGACAAGCTTCGTGATACCGATTTGACTATGGAACGTGATCATGTTCGCGCCGACATCGAGGGACGAAATCTTGTAGCTTGAGTCGTAGCGGCGATATGCCATCTGGTCATCAAGGACGTTCGCCCAAGCGAGGTTGTTCATGAACACCATCTGTTCGACTTGCGTCGGAGTTCCGAGGCCCTTGTTAGCTGCGTAAGCGATACCGTCAAGGATTCGACCGAAGGTAAGCTTCACACCGCTATTCGGTCCACCGCCGTCAACAACAATACCACGGTACCGGCTGTACTTGCTGGTTTCGATTCCGAAGAGCTGTCCACTCTGCGTGCTGATAATCTTGATGATACCAGGCATAAGCTTCGTGGTGTCTTCCATGCCCTTGATTGCCCAGTAGTGGGAAGTCAGGGAGGAAGCAGCAACGGGGGTTCCGTCTTCGAAGGTCACGTAGCCGTTTTCCACGTCCACCGACTTGAGTCGGCTTTCGTAAACAACCGAACCGGATGACCTTTCGATTTCGACGAACACGGTTCCTTCACGACCCACGAAGAGTCCGGAAGCGAACTCACCGAGGTTGAAGAGAACATGACGACCGGCAGCATTCACACCGTTCGTGAAGGCGATACTGTTAATCGTTCCGGATCCTGCCGTAAGAGCCACACCGCGGTAAGTTGCGGTCGTGTAGGAGGTATGACCGAAGAGTCCGTGATCAGTGTCCTGACCGTAGAGAACCACGTCTTGAAGGGTACGGGCATGAGACTCAAGGTTATTCGAAACGAGGTACTTGGTAGCAGACTTGAATGCTTTCTCATTACCTTCGGAGCGGGACATGACCTTCCATGGGATAACGGACGTCAGGAGGTACTCGTAAGACTTGTACTCGGCTTGCTCCACCACACCGGCATTTGCGGGGTTGATGTTTGCAAGGGCAAGGCCCGAGCCTGTCCAGGTATGGCCGGATTCATCCGTAAGTGCCATGCCCTCGATATAGGACTCGCCGTCACCGGCTGAGCCTTCGAAGGGGATGAAGTCGAGGAGTTTCATACCAGGTACACGGAGGTTATTAAACTTGCCGTATACCTTCTTAAATAGACCGTTATATGTGGCTGCTTGGCTTTGTTGGCTCATGGTTCAGTTCCTTATTTGCTGAAGAAGTGGATGGTGATAACGAGCTGTCCGGTTTCCGAGTCAAGTCCTGTCGGAATCACACGACCCGCAAGGTTTCCTGCTGGAGTCACCAGGAGGCCCGCTGTCAGAGTGTTAGGGAGGGACGTGACTTTAGGAACGAACTTCATGTCTTCAGCATCGTAAAGAACCGCTTCCATGCCGACGACATCCGCAATCTGTCCACTGCAAGCGAGAACGAAGCCAAAAGCATCTACGCCGAGAGCTGTTGAACCGAAAGCGACCGTCGTATTAATTTCTTCTGTCGAGGTTGCCGAATCCACTCCGAGAAGAGCGTTAACGGCTGCCTGCGTGAAAGCAGAATTAGCAGTACCGAAAATAATCGGAAGTCTATTTTTGGTCGCAATCTGGGTCACGACACCGGCTGTCACAGTGAACACCAATTTCAGTTGGTGCGGCTGAGACGCGGCAAGTTGCGGATTCTCTAGCGTCAAGGCTTGCAGACTCATGTGTTAATTCTCCATCATCTGAAAAGGTCGTTATAATCTACCGCATTATAAGACTTCTTTTTCTCCATTGTCACGGGTTTGGGAGAATTTTTCAATGGCTTGGGAGCAACGGATTGTTTTTTTGTAACGGGCTGAGGTGTTGACTTATACTTACGATTATAGACAGTCTGCACTGCGTTTTCGATTGCCTTCGAAGAAGGCGCCATTCCACCTGAACGAATCCGACGTTCGATAGCTCCGAACACTTCGAGCTGAATTTCCTTCCTATGCTGTTCGGGGATTTTTGACACCGCCATGTTAACTGTATCAATTATAAGTGTTGCTTGTTCTTGGGAAGCTTTGGCCTCCATCTCTTCCTTTTCCTTGGCTTCCCGTTCGGCAATCTTCTTACGGAGAATCTCGCGTTCCTTGTTTGCGTCTTCGAGTTCTCTCTCTTTTGAACTCATAGTGGAACGTCTGATGAAGTCCTTCACCTTGTCCCGAATGAGGGCATCGAAATCCACTCCGAGGGATTTCATGGATTCATCGATATCGACGCCGTTTCTAATGTTCTCGACGATACCCATCACTTGGACGACTTGCTCTCTGTCCTTGGCAAGAACCTTATTCTGCTGTGCCACCTCGACATATTGTTCGGCAATCTTCTGGACCTTCATTTCATCCAGGGGAAACTGCTGCCCATCGATTTCGATGGTTGCGATGATACCCTTGTCTTCAGGCTCCTCAGGTGTCTCGGCTTCCTCTGACTCTTCGGACTCTTCAGAGGGTTCCTTGTCCTCGGATTCTTCAGACTCTTCGGCTTCAGGCTCGGTATCCGCTTCCTCTGCTTCGGTCTCTTCGGCTTCTGCTTCAGGCTCGGGAGTGTCTTCGAATAAATCGCCAAAATCTGCTGATGTGTTGTCGTTTTCTTCAAACATTGAAATGCACCCTTAGTTGTACGTTGTAAGTGTTGCTACCGTTTTCCCACTTAACCAAGAACTCGAAACCTCCTGTTGCCGGCCACCAATTGAATCCGGTGATAGTGGACTGTGTATCAGGCTGACTCACGACACGGGACACTTCCACATGGGAGATATCCCCATCGACCCGAACGAACTGCTTTACCCCGCTTGTCGCCTTCACCTCGAAGCTTTGGATGCTTGTATTCTGGTCGGATATGCCACCGTTCAAAGCAGACACGATGTTTTGCATATTGGCATTAAGCCACTCGATTAGCTCGGCCAGGTCTTCAGACAGTTCGGGGTCAAGTAGTTCTTCGTCGAAAGTCTCTGTCGCTGTTATGAGAGTCATTAGAACCTCTTCATTTTAGGCCTTATGGCTTCGAGTTTTCTATCGTCCATTCTGTTCATCATCTGTTCAAGAACTGCGGGATGAATCCACTGGGTATCGCTGTCTATCTTAGGCATGACCCTGATTTTCGACACGTCCCGCATTCTCCAGCCATACATAGCGGCTGCGATACCATCGCAATGGTGCGCAATGAATTTACCTATCTTCGGCTCTCTTTCAAAATCCTTGTTCTGCTTATTGAGCTTGCCGGTCTTGAGCTGATGAATAAGTTGTTCGCAGGAAGGGTGTATCTCAATCATATCATCATGGAAGCCTTGGTTCAGACTTTTGACAGACTCCTGGAATCCCCCCTTCTGAACGAAGCTGCATCGGTAAAGGTGTTCTTCCTGAAGGTCCACCATGAACTGACCGGGGCAATCCATAAAGCTAGGCTTGTCGTCATCTTCCTCGATGATACCGGCTTCCTCTTCAATCTCTCGCAGGTTCTTCACGAGGTCGCTAGTGGGAGTCCGAGGCTCGAAGACGCGTTCGGATTTGATGCGGACTTTCCTTGCGTCTTCATCATAGAAGAACACGAGCGAATGGGTAGGGTCACCAAGGCCCCCTACGTCGGTGATCATCCACCGCTTGAAGTCTCGCTTCGGGAAGTCGAAGTCTCTAACGTGTCTCTCTTCGCTGAAAGCGGGGACGGCTAGTTGAACCTTGGTATCGACGGCGATGCAGAGGTATTCCCTGATAAAGTCTTCGGTATGAGGGCCGCCGCAATCTTCAATAGCCTGCTTGATTTCTGCTGGACCATAGAGCGGGCAATCGTGGATATCGAAGTGAAAGTACCCATTATTCGCAATAGCCTTCTGCTTGAAGTAGGTGTTCATGGAATGCAGGATTTGGCTGCTTGACGTGGTAGCCGCAGTGATGGGGCATTTAACCAAGAGAGACATAGGCAGCAGGACGGACTTCATGCCGTATTCGAAGGATTCGCTAGGCACGTCCCGAATCTCTTCGAGGTAGATAGACTTTGCCCGCTTCCCTCGAAGTCTTTCGATAGAGCCTAGGTTGAATCCACTCACGATGATGCGATTATGCCCGACGTGCCAAGTAGAGCCCTTGCGTTTAATCCATCCGGGAGGTGCTTCGGCCCCGATGATATCGAATATCTGAGCCACGATATCGACGGTCTGGTCCTTCTCAGGCCCGACGATACGAACGGGATAGTTCAAGGGGTGCGGCTTAGCGCAATCCTCGCAAGCCATAAGAACATTCAGGGTAGACTTCCCGTATCCTCGGCAGCATTCCATCATCCGGATACGGACTTCAGGGGGCAGGTTCCTGAGGACTGTATAGATTTGAAGTTGACCTTCGTGCATCTTGTACCGAAGGTCGCCGGTCGTCCAGGACCGGAATATTTTCTTGACGATATCGGCTTTTTCTTCTGGAGTCATTTGAGGAGGGAGTAAGCCTTGAAGACGATATACGGCGCGTAGAGCTTACCAATCTTGTCCTTGACCTTAGCCACGTCTTCCACTTCGAACTCACCTTCAGGCTCGGAGTGAATCTTGAAGGCAAGTTGTCCAAGCTTGAACTTCTCTTCGCCGGATAGCTGCTGGTCGGATTGTGACAAGGCAGTGAGGGAATTGATAGCGACACGAGCGAGTGTCAAAGGCTTGGCCCCGTCCTTAATCTCTTCGCCGTCCATATCTGTGATAACCGTGCTCCATGCAACTTTCATAACGCAATCTCCTATAGATGGTACAATTTCGACTTATTTTGTATCCCGATTCGGAATTGGTGTAAAGTATTCCGGGACATTAAAAGAAGGAGTTTGAAATGTCGCAGGGAATTAAAGAGTCAAAAGAAGTTCTTGTGTTTACGAAGTTGCTTGCAGTATTCATTGCCAAGCAGTTGCAGGATGGAGCTGGAGTTGACGACCTTCTAGCTCTTGGCCAGAAGGTTCTTCTGGATACTGATTTCAGGGATGCCGCCCTTGCTGCCGTTGCTGATATCAGTAAGGTCGGTGCTGAAATGGGCGACCTTGACGCCAAGGAAGTTGGCGAACTCGGAATGATGGGGATTGATATCGTTGTTTCTGTTCTTTCTGCGCTAGAAGCGAAGAAGGTGTAACCTCTTAGCGGGGATGGAAAGATTCCATTTGCCGAAGGACTCGGCCCCCGCATCTTCTAGAAAATGAATTGTTCCACCAAAGCGAGAACCATCGCGATAATCTCTTCAGCATACTTTTTCACTTCAGGAACCTGACCGAGCAGGCCTCCAAGAATAGCGCCAAGTACAAACTCAATAGGCTTACGGGCAAGTCTCCACCAAAAGGGTGTGCGCTTCCCGGTTTTAGGCTTCTTTTCTTCTACGGGTTTGACTGGTTCTGGCATGACAACCCTTCCATCTGGGGGGAACTTCTCCCTTTGTTTAGGTGGCAGTTTTGCAAATTCTACCACGGCTTGAATAACATCTTCGATATCTTTCCC